CGTAAGCAAGACCTTGACAACAACCTCTCTGCAGAGCAGATACAACTTAAGATTCAGGAGGATCCACTAAATTCAGCAGAAGCCTTTGCACTTTCCAGTGTAAATGACTTCCCAACAATTGAACTGCAAAGTCAGCTTGATATTATTAATGCTGAAGGTCTTCAAGAAAAGAAAGGTATACCAGCAAAATTATTCTACAATGAGAAAGGGAAAGTCGCTTACAAATATATACTGGACGGGTCATCTACACCTATCACGTCCTTCTACGACGTGCCGGCTGATAGACGAGGATGTCTTGTTATATACGAACCTCCTCAAGACAATGCAGAGCCAGGCCTCTACAAGATTGGCTATGACCCGGTCCGCCACGATGAGGGGACTTCACTTGCTGCAATTATTGTATTTAAGGGGACAAGACTTAAAGATGGATCACGAATCCAAGAGAATATTGTTGCGGAATACTATGGTCGGCAGGCTACAGCTGAAGACCACGATTTCCTCGCTATGCAACTTGCAGAACTCTACAATACCCAAGTCATGTTCGAGAATGAAGTACCAGCAACTCGTAGGTATTTCCAACAAAAAGGAAAGCTTAGTCTTCTCGCATTGCAGCCTGATAAAGTCATTGGGAAAAATACCAAGGCATCCCGCGTGGCAAGGATCTACGGATGCCACATGAGTGTACCGCTCAAGCTGGCCGGAGAGCGTTATATCAAAGAATGGCTGCTTGAGATTGGGGATCATGATGAGCATGGCAATCCCATACGAAATGTACAACGTCTGTACTCACGTCGCTTAATTGAAGAGCTTATACGCTACGACCCTAAAGGAAACTTCGATGCTGTGTCAGCTATGATTATGTGTATGATGCAGGTCCAAGAAGTCAGGGAAGGCAAAACTTATGGGGAGAAAAAACAATCTTCTAAATTGCTTCGTATGATTAAGCTTCTCGAACGTTAAAAAGTTTTTCAGCGTTTTTACTAAATTTGTAGGAAAGTACCAAATCTTATGTCCTACTTCGGTAAAAATACCAAAGAGCTTAGAGAAGATGATAGAGCTTCTATTGAGACTCGCCAGATGATCACCACCAAAGAAAAAGAAGCCAACAACTTTGCATGGTATAAAAAGATGGCTAAGAGATTGGACCGACGCAGTTATGCATCTGGTTCTGACAGTATTTTATCTTCTTATAAACACCGTAAAGAAGTTAATTATAATCTAGCTAACGGCTTTTTAAACATGGATGATTTTGACTATATCCTAAAAAAATATGGAGATAGTGTAAAATTAAATCAGCCAGCAAAGCTTACTCACCGGGACATCATGAATAAACGTATCAAGAAACTTCTTGGTATGGAACAAAAACGTAAGATGACGTATCGTGTAATGGCTGTCAACCCTGAAGCAACTACACGTAAAGAAGAAGAAGAGGCTAGTCGAATCCGCAATCACGTCACTGACCTGATAATGAAACCAATCCGAGAGCGTGCAGCTCTTGAGCTTGAAGAACGTACAAAAGGTAGAGAACTTACTCCTGAAGAGCAAAACCAGATTCAACAAGAAATTCAACAATCAATCGAAGACTCTACTCCTGACAGAGTAAGACGCTACATGCACCGTAAACATCAAGATCCAGCTGAGGTGCAGGCAAACCACATTTTAAAAGATGCTATTTTGCGTCATGACATGTATAGTAAAACTAACGAGTGTTTTCATCACTTTATTTTGACTGGAGATGAATGTATGTTTGTTGGTTTAAGAGGTAACCGCCCTAGTGCTGAGGTAGTTAACATGCTTTATTTCGATTATGACATGAACCCTCGGCACACTTTTATAGAGGAAGGAGATTGGTGCACCTACCAAGAGATGCTTTCAAAATCTAAAGTTCTTGATCTCTACGGAAATCAGTTGACTAAAAAAGAGATCAGCGATATTTATAAATATAATATAGGCAATGACAACAACGGACAAAAATGGAACTTCGCAGCCTCCTCCAGAGGGGTACGTTTTGATGGTCCTGGTGTTGATATACCTTATCTATCATATTCTGAAGACTATGGTAACCACGACAGTATACCAGTAACGCACTGCGAATGGATAGGTCTTCGTAAAATGGGTTTTCTTTATAAGGAAGACGGGACTGTAGATTATGTAGACGAAACCTATCAACCTTCCGAAAACGAAAGAGTTGAGTATGAATGGTTGCCAGAACTTTACAGAACAACTATTATTCTCAACGACATTTTTGTAGATATGGGTCCTGTACCGGGGCAGTTTAGAGATGTCGAAAATCCAACCAAAGTCGAGTTGTCTTATAAAGGCATTCGTATGGACCACCTTAACGCTTTGCCTACGTCTCTTCTTGATCGTATGAAAGAGTATAACTACATGTATGATATCATTAGTTATCGTAAAGAGTTGCTTATGGCAGCAGACAAAGGAAAGAAAGTTGCTATTAACATCAACATGGTTCCTGAGTCAAACGGTGTTCCTCTTGAAACATGGATGGATTATTTTGACGGTACACCTTTTGTTTTTTACAACCCTAATGAAGAGGGTGTAGATCCAGCAGATGTACAAAATTCTTTTCGTGTTATTGACCTTTCTACAACTAAGCAAATTAGCGATTACATCAACATGATGGAATATTACGATCGTGCCTGTGGAGAATCAGTAGGTATTACTGACGCAGTTCTTGGTCAGCAGTCTGCCTCTACAGAAGTTGGACTTGCTAGACAGAATGCAGCACAAACTTCTGATATTCTTGATCCCTATTTTCAAGCACATGAGATGTTCAAAAAAAGATGTTTTAACGCTTTGCTTACAGCTTGTAAGATTGCATATAGCATAAACCCTCCAGAGTTTCTTAATTACATCACTGACGATATGGGACAGGAGATGTTCAAGTTAGACATAGACTTGCTAGAGAATAGTACTTACGGACTTTATGTACAAGACAATTCTAAGTTTGACCAAATTCGTGAGAACCTTCAAGCGCTTGCTCACGCTGCTATGCAATCTGAATCAATTCCATATTCAGCTATTATCAAGCTTCAACGTATGGATGATATGCAAGAAGCTGAAGAGCATATCCTTGCAGCTGAAGAACAACAACAACAGCGTAACCAAAGAGCTGCAACCCAAGAGCACAAAAATGCTATGGAGCTAGCAGAAAAACAACTAAAAGATGCTATGACACTTAGTGATCACAACACTATGAATGAAATTAAAGTTGTCAATGCTAAAGGTGAAATTGATCTGCAAAAACAAGCAATGTTGTCTTTAGGCTTTAATGAAAACAAAGATCTAGACAACGATGGTGTGCCAGACATTCTTGAGGTTTTACGCAAGGGTAAAGACGCTGAAATTAAAGCAAGAGAACTTGATATTAAACAGCAAGAGGTTGACATTAAACGTGACCAAAACAAACTTAAGGCAAAAGAAATAGCGCAGAAAAATGCTATAAGTGCCAAAAGCTAACGTACACAACCTGAGTGTATTTTTTTACATACTATTAATTTAACTTTGACAAAACTGAGAGATTATGAGTGAAGAGCCTAACGAAGATTTTGTACATACATGGGACGAGCCAGTCGATCCTAAAGCGTTCCTTGAAGGGGCAACGGTAATACCAAATCCCCAACCTGACCCAGAGCCAGACCCTGATCCTGATAGTAAAGGAAAGGGCTCAGACAGTGACGACAAAGACGAAGATGAAGACGACAATGACTTCGAGCATAACTTTGGAGATCCACCATCTGATGATGATGACGAGTCTATTGAAGAGCCTGAAGACAAAAAGAAAAAGCCTGCATCAAAGAAGAAAGAAAAAGAGGAAGATAATGATAGTCCTGTATCTTTCAACGACAAGAAGCTTTTGAAGTTTGCAGAAAAACTTGAACTTGACCCTGAAGATCTAGAATCTTCTTTTGAAGATGCAGTCGATGTAAGAGTCTCTGAAGTCCTTGAAGAACTTCCACAAGAAGCTCGCAACCTTATGAAGTTTGTAGTAGCAGGTGGAGACATTTCTGATTTCATTGGGCAAACTGGCACAACTGGGAACACTTTAACCTCTCTTGATCCTGAGAACGAAGCGCACCAGGCACAGATTGTATTGCAGTCACAGCTTGATCGTGGAGAATCTCAAGAAGATGCAGAAGCTTATGTTGACTTCTTAAAAGAAGGGGGTAAGCTAGAAGCTATGGCTAGGTCACGGCACAAGGCTGCAGTCAAAGCTGAAGCTGAAAACAAACAAAAAATTGTTGCACAACAAGAAGAGGCTCGTAAAGCAGCTCGTGAAGAACACAAAAAGTTTAAACGCTCTTTGCAAGACAACTTTAAAAATGTTGCCGATGTAAAAATTACTTCACGAGAGCGCCCCAAACTCATTGCTCAAATTACAGAGTACACAGAAAAAGGAAAAGATGGCCAGCCTATGACTCCTTTTTATAATAAGCTCTCTGAAATTATTGCAGCAGGAGATGAAAAAACATTAACCCTTGCTAAGTTAGTAATGGGTGACATGGATCTTTCTGATGTGAAGTCTGTAGGTAAAACAGAACAAACAAAGAAGACCCGTGAAAATATTAGAAGAACCAAATCAACCGAAAAACGTAAGTCTCCTATGGAGATCTTACAAAGTATGAAATAACCTACTTATAATTATAATTATTTTTTTTAACTAAATTTTATTTAACACGCTATGGCATCATTTGGAAAATTAGCACTTCAGCAGTTGCCCTGGACAGCAAACATGACTGACCAGAATCACCTGACGAAGTTGAAGTTGGCTCGTCCTCATCAGTTCGAGACAACCATGAACCAAATTTTTAGCGCTCAGAATTATTATTCTGATAACGCTTTAACTTCGATGTTGTTAGGCTCAAGCGCAGAGATTGAGATTGGCCAAACCGAGTGGGAATGGGAACTTCGTGGTGCTACCACTACTCCATTGGTGATCTTAGAAAATGTGTTGCCTGCAACTGAAACTACTCCTGGACGAGGGCGCCAGCCTTTTGAAATCAAGGTAGACAAAAACTGGTACAAGCCCGGAGATATGATTTCATTTGGAACTTCTAACAAGAAGTATCAAATGCGTATCCAATCTGAACCTCGTGCCCACGGTAACGGCTTTATTTACACTGTACGTCTTGCAAGCGACGACTTTGAGTTTTTCTTGCCTGTTTCTTTTTTGACTCCTGGTCAGAAAGTAACTAAGCTTTACTCACAGTACGAAGAAGCAAACGAGCAACGTGGTTCTACTCAGTTCGCTGGAAACCTATCTTTCCGTAACCGTTTAGGTAAATACGGTAAGCAATATCGTATTACTGACCTCGCTTCTAC